AGAATTGCTAAAACCCAAATAAGTATTTACTGCACTCTCATCATTATAATACTTTGGATTTCTTTTTGAGTAGTCATCATTGATTGATAATTTAAAATCAGGATTTAAACCCTTTGATTTTAATTCATCACGATAATATGCTCTTGCAAAGTTTCTACCCATATTAAATCTTACATGAACTTCATCTTTGCTTTCATACTCTCTACCCTCATCATCAACTTTCATAGTTGGTTTTTCAACCCAAAAACAATTATCTTGATACAACTCGCCACCAGAACGATTATATTTTGCAATCATTCTTCTAATTGTATCAATGTCCTCTTGGGGTTGATGATATCTTACAACTTTTTCAATTTGCTCTTTTGCTTTTTCACGCATAAGATCATATTGTTCTTTTGCCTGTACCAATTTATCTTTTACCTTATCTTCATAAAAAGATTGAAATTGATCTGCAATCACTTTTCGCTTTTCTGCGTTAAGTGTTATCTTTTTTGTAGTCATTTATACCTCTTTCTTGTTTATTTAATTATTTTTAAATTACCACTTGACAAAGGGATTGTCAAGTATTATATAGGAGATAGCTTTTTTTGATTGTATACAAGCTTATAAACTAAAACAATCTGGGACAACTTCTGGTTGTGGTGTAAAGTAGATTGAAAGAGATCCAAACACACGCACAGCTAGAACTGATCCCTGGTCTAAGTCAGAAGAGATTGATCATCTTGTAATGGGACGAGGCGTCCGCTGTACTTGGACCTGGGATCAGTTGTGATTACAGGCCCGGCAAGATGCAGAAGCTGTAATTGAGACGCTGGGTTGCGCGACAACTGGTAAGGCCTTTCTATTAGTGCTCGGCTGATTTATTCAGAAAGAGTGTGAAGAGAAGGGCCGCAAGCCACAAGCTTCAAGCAGCAAGCCGCGAGCGCCAAGCTTCAAGCTTGACAAGAAAGGATTAAAGGATTATATAGGAGAGATGGATACTAAAACAGCATTAAAGATTATAGGCGGCAGCCTGAGCAAGCCGTCAAAGATGCCTGGCTGGTCGATAGGTTTACCGGCCAAGGAATGCAAGACTGGCGCAAAGCTTCAGAAGGTCCCGGGCTCAGTGTGTTATGACTGCTACGCTCTAAAAGGTTGTTACGTGTTCAAGGTTGTTCAGGATGCACAGTACAGAAGGCTGGCAGCTATCAAGAGCCCGGACTGGGTCCAGGCAATGGCGCACCTGATCAACAGTAAAAAGCCGGATGTCTTCCGATGGCATGACAGCGGCGACGTTCAGGACTTAGATCATTTAAATAAAATTTATGAAGTCTGCAGGTTAACACCAGGCAAGCGTCATTGGTTACCGACTCGAGAAGCTTGGATCAAAGATCACCTGACAGACAAGCCCAACAATTTAGTCATACGATTTAGCGCGCCCATGGTAGACCAGCGGGCGCCTGCTTCGTGGCCTAACTCTTCGGAGGTGGTGAGCTCAGGGGCTAGCTGTCCAGCTGCAAAACAAAACAACGAATGCAGGGACTGCAGGGCATGCTGGGACGCCTCAATTAAAACAATTTCATATGGTAAACATTGATATGTGGCATCATCCAAAGTATTATAAAGAATTACGCAAGCGTAATAAACTGGACCGGGTCATTAGCGAAAGTTCTCGCGACGGCGAGTCGGAGCGTGCACCTGGTCCGGGCCCCAAGCAACAAGCTGCAAGCGTCAAGCTGCAAGCGACTCGAACAGCAGGCCACAAGCTTCAAGCGACAAGCAACAAGCTTCAAGCTCCAAGCCGCAAGCTTCAAGCGCCAAGATCTGATCACCACGAAAAAGTTTCACGGCACACGAACCGAGGTGCTGGACCAAGATAAAACTGTTCTTCGGATGTCTGATATGGAAGCTAATTTGATGGGGAGATAGACGTACCTTGTTACCCCTCGTAACTTTAAGTTCTACTGTGAAAAAGGTGCCAGAATCATTATAGCCCAATAGATCGGGAGTGCCAAGTAAGCTATTGTTTTCAAGTCTAATCCATGAAATTTGTGGTATAGATTTTTTAACTTTTGCATATAATTTTCGCTCAGGTTTCAAGGTAACTAGGGCTTTCTAATCCGATGTTTTAGGAGCGATAATTATCTTCTGATTCTCAGGTTTTAATACAACACGAATAGAGTTTTGTCCAATTATATTTGACTCTTGCACTTCAATTCTTTTTATTTCTTCTAAGTGACCTTGGACTTGCATGTATATTCTAGCATTAGATATAGCGTTCCCCTTTTTGCCGTTAGTAAATTGGTCTAAGTATTCCTGTAGATGTTTAACAAACATTATTGACTTTATAGGATAGTTACCTTAAATTGTCAATCATGGGATTACCAAAAAGACTTACAGAAATGCAACAGAGGTTTGCCGAGTTCTTAGTATTCGGTGGACCTGATGGACCTATGACTAAATCAGAGGCAGCCCTAGCCGCTGGATACAGTCCTAAACGTGCAAGACAAGAAGGATCTGAACTTACGAACCCTAAGTTATCTCCCCTTGTTGTTAAGTACATAGGAGAACTTAAAGAAGAAAGATTAAGAAAGCATGAAGTGACTTATGAAGGTCACGTAGCAGAACTTGCTAGACTTCGTGAAGCCGCTTTAAAGAAAGGATCATTCTCTTCAGCAGTGAATGCGGAAGCAAACAGAGGAAAAGCAGCAGGACTATACATAGATAGAAAGATAATAAAAACAGGAAAGTTAGAGGACCTATCAGAACAAGAGCTAGAAGCAAAAATGAAACAGATAATAGACGATTACGGACAGTTAATAAATGTAACTCCTCCATCTAATGAATCTTCGTTATCTTCTTCACACAAGAAGTTGGAAAAACCGATCTCTCCGAAAAGTGAATAGAACCATCTTGTTCTACATCATACCCTGCAAATATTTTTACAGTATCTTCATCTTTACTAAACAACCAACCTTCACTAACAGGTGTTGCTAATTTCATATCTTTAAATTCTTTTTCAGAACCCCAACTTCCCTCAGTGATGATGTCAATCCAATCTATTCGTACACGTTTGTATGGAAACGGAACCTGTTGCTTTACAGTCTTTGGTTTGGTGTAGCTATTTATACGTCTGGATTTTCTAGGCATAGATTTTTACTATCACATGTGCCTCAATCAGTCTAGCTGCCACATTCTTGACACAATTGGATTTTCGACACCCTAATGGGCAAAAATTTTTTTCTTGCGCTAAAAAATAAAAAAAACCTGGAAGGTATCGCAAATGCCAAAATTGAGCTATAAGCATTGGTATTCAACGCTAATTTTTCGACACCCCCCCCGTCGCAAGGGTATCGCAAGGGTATCGCAAGTGTCGAATTTTTTGGTCCAAATGGTGAACAAACCGATGTCACCCTGAATTTGCGACACCTTTGCGACACCCAATCGACACCCAATCGACACCCTAGGTGTCGAATTATAATATCTCTGGTGCCTTTTTTTCGCCATAATATTTCCTCATTACGGACAACTTTTCCTCTGCTCTGCCTATTTGGCCCAACAGCTTGTCCACCTCTCCGGTAATATCAACGTGTTCTGGTATCACCATGTTGTGGTCCTCTATGCATTTTATTTTGTATAATGCATCTTCAATATCTGCTTCGTATCTTTTTAGAAGCGTTCTAAACAACATATCATTCATCGTTCCACCTCCTCATCACGATCTTGCCACATTTCTTCTTGTACAGAATCCATGAGTGCTTACCGTCAAAGTAATATCCATCTACTTCCATAATTCCTCCTTTACATATCTTTTTAGTTCTTTGTCCTGTATATTATCTGGTATTTTATTTTTATAAAATATCTCGTAGCTGTCGCTACCATACTTACCTATACCAAATAATTCTTTTGCATCATTACCATCCCATGTCAGATACTCTTTTGACATCCTCCATATTCTATTTGCTCTAACATTCTTCATGCCTAATTCTTTTAACATCTCTGCTATCGTATCCACATCTGATTGTAATAGATCCAGAGCTGTTGGAAAGTTATCAAAAAATTCTGGTAATATCTTTTTTACTTTCTTTCTTCCTGTCTGATTCAGACAGATGACGGCCACCATGTGCTGCCACTTACTCCCTACCTGCTGTTGAACCATAAGATCATCTCTCACTAAAGTCCTCTGCTTTCATGGGTGTTGTACGTTCTTTCTCATCATGAATTAGGTCATGATACATGTCCAATCTTTTCAAAAACGCATGTTTATAGCGCCTTAATTCAGGTCCTTCGACTTTGAATTCTTGATAATATAGGTCAGGCGTGCATACCATGATAACTCCTTGCTCGATGTTTGAGTTGTGGACATAATCGTGTGCCATGGCATATGCTGCGATCTGAAGATAATAATCTTCGATCCATTCTTTCTTCTTTGGACGATTACTTTGTTTGAAGTCAACAACAGTCTCACGATTGTTGTGTAGACAGACAAGGTCTGTCGAACCTGCGTATAGACCCGGATAATATAACGTAACTTCCGAACCATAGTATTCTTCAACCGGTGTGAGACCCACATCAATAACTTTTTGGGCCATGGCTTTCGCCTCCTGTCCGAGCGCTGTAAGATCATCGTAGCCAGTTCCGAGGATATAGTGTTCCAGGAATTTGTGCATAGCTGTCCCCCGACTACTAGATATGTTTTTGATTCTATCTGCTTCTTGTTCTCCAACCTTGGCCTTCCATTCTTTTAGAAATTGTTGATTTTTGGTGGCTCCTAATATCGTAGTTACACTAGGAAGTCTAGAACCATTTACATCATAGAGCCGTGTTCCGTGGTCCTCGATCCGTGAGGCATCGACATAGGTGTATTTATTATTTTTCTTGATAGCTTTACCTATATTCTCGTATTCCAATAAATCCTCTTCACTCATCATTTTATATTATTAA